GGAGATAGCTGAACAGCATTACCCCGTGTTGGGGGAGTCAGTCCTTCTCCTTTAATGCGGCAGTTCCAATGCTTAGGGATACACCGTCCACCACAAGGCTTGCCTGCTTTCGTGCAAGTCCGTTGCGCTTTGGCATCTCCACGAAGAGCAGCTAAAAACAGATCCTTTTGTTCAGTTCGCTTGGTCACGGATAATCAAACGTAGTTTTCAGGTGTTCAATATCAACGTCCTGTAGCTGTTCAATGCCACCAACGCTCTTGTCGCTTGCGAAAGTCTGTAGTGCTTTCTTAGCGGATCTAGAAGAATAGAAACCAAGAAGTAATGGTCCTGACTCCATTGTGCCGTCTTCTCGCGTGAAGTGTCCGCGATAAATCTTCCGATCATTAAAGCGATTACCAATCAGGACTAAACCCTCAGAATCGTTTCGTTGCCCGTCTAAGTGAGTCAGGTGTCCTACACGAAAGGCACCGTTGGATCGACCTGCCAATAGAGGCAATCCATTGATATGGATGATGTCCTCAGCATCAGTAACCTCTTGCTCTTGTGGCTCCTCTACAGGTTGTTCAGGCTGGGCAGACTGTTCAAGTGCGGCTTGTTGCCCTACATAGCCTTGAATTAGTGATTCCTGCTCAAGCTCAGCTTTAAGCGTTAACCGTTCTTCCTCTTCTTCTAAGAGAACTGTGTCAATGCTGTATTCAGTTCCAGAGAAGCGAGCCTTACGAACTTCTAGTGGTGTAAGCACACCCATATCCACGTAAACCTTGTCTGTATCAGCAACCTGTTTGCGGAGCTCAGCTTTGTCCTTATCAGACTCGGAGAAGTAAGGAGGGAAGTAAACACTCCACTCTTCAGGGACTGTGCCTTGTGTTGGTCCCTCTGGCATCTCCAATACCAGTTGAAAGAACTGGTTCATTGCCTTGCGTAGGGAGTGCGTTTGATAGCGCTCTACTGATGCAGCCCAGCTCTTATCCTCATATTTGCCACTCTCGCTTAGTCCACCACTGGGTGATGTTCCAAAGAGCAAAGTCTTCGGCATACCAGCAGCGGCTACAAGATCATCTGTAAGACGATCAAATACATCTTGAGCACCACTTAAGCTCCTAGAAGCAAAGGAAACTTCCTCCTCCACGTCCAGGCACATGCCTCCATACAACGACCTGGCCAACGCATTGGCCTCTAGACGGCTCTTCAAGGCCTTCTCGTTCCCACTTGTGACCTTGCTGGCCAATCCTGGGATTTTGTGTACAAATAAGTCCATCTCATTGAGCATCGTAGAGATGCCATCTGTGGCTCCTCGATACCTTTTCCACACTTCAAAGAAGGGTTGTAAATAAGACTGACCCCAGCCTTCGTTGTTTAGGCGTTGACGCCATGGGAGATATAAACCATCGATCCGAAGAACCCTAGAGCTATGGACAAGCAGGTAATTAAGATCGTTCTCTTGCGTTATCGCCTTACTAGTTGAAATTCTATAAAGCTCGGGCTTTCGGTAGTTGAGGTAGTTGTAGTCGTGGGGGCAGATTTCTTTACGGGAGAGCGGGACGAGATCTGCAATGCCGCGAACACGCTGAGGCTGTACAGGCTCAGAAGGCTCCAAGCCGTCATCGAGTACAAGAAAGAGCGCAGCCCCTCCGTAAATTCTTTGCAGTTTGAGCGTTTCTTCGATGAATGAAAAGAAGTCAAGTTCCTCCAGGTAGTTTTCGAAGGATTTAATGATCCCGTCGTACTCTTCTGTCTCTTCTCCCAACTTGATGGTTGGTTGCTCTGAAACAGCTGCTTCAGCGTAAATATCGATCACTCGCCTACAAAGAGGGTCGTAATACAGCGCTTCTAGTTCTGTCTCAGACAGAGTACGTGGTGTTCGCAGCGAGTAATACTCACTTTTATCCTTCTTTGTGCCAAGGCCTGAAATGGCGTTGATCAACACACCATCACTACGGACTTCGGAATCCATTTTGATTTTGGAAGTTTCAAAAGATTCCGCCAAAGTTTCCGCCTTAACTCATTAACTCCAGCCTACCTAGTAAAGTCTTGAGCTTTGATGCTCGGGTCTGGTGGTATCGATGTAATTCCCGAATATTCTTAATGAGATCAGAGTGGAACTGGTAATCAGCCTCTTCGTAATCAAAATATTCGCTTAATGAATCCATCAAGCCCTCACAGCGTCGCTTGCGATATTCCTGTTCTTTATCCATCAGATTAAATCCAGCCAGTCAGTTGTGGGTGTTGTAGCAACTGATGAGAGTGCAAGAGCCAAAGCCATCACGGAGTCATCATGAGCGCCTTCTCCGGCAGATCTATCTCCAGTCTCTAACTGGCGGAACATTAATAGCTCTGAATAGAAAGGATCACGGGGTAGCTTCAACTCCTCTCGTTCAAGGAAATAGGTGATCCTGTCGGTATTTGAAATCTTATTTGGCCTGTTGGTGTGGAATGGCTCCACCATGTACTTCGCAAGCGCCTTCGACAAGATCTCAGACACCACAGCTCCCACACCGTTCTTCTCGACGATCACCTTTGTAGGGCTGAAGTTCTCTGCCTGCTCAATGATCTGCTTAATACACCAGTCAGAAGACTTGTATCGGACACGGAAGATATTAATGACCTGATATGGCGTTGTAGTGATGTCCAAGACAACAGAGCACCAATAATCGTCCCCGCCAGCGGCTGGATCGACTGCGATTACGTACTCCCTATTGATATAACCAGTTTCAATAAGGTTGCCATGACAGGCTTTCTCTACAAGCTCAGGTGGGAAGACTTGTGCATCTGAAGCAACAAAGTCCATCTCATATTCCTGCCTCCAAGCTCTTTCTGAGAGCTTTGCCTTTTCCTTAGTCTTTTTAGCCCACTCGGGGTCTTCCGCGTAGATAGGAATCGTTGAGTAATGAATCCTTTGACGATTCCATCCGTCATCCTCGCCATGCCATAGGTTGGCGAACATGTTGCCCATTCCATTGGGCGTACTTAATAGGATGAGTTTCGCTTTATCACCCAGCGTAGACATTGTAGGTAACGCTGCTGTGTATATACTTTCTGCTGAATCGAGAAAAGCGGCCTCGTCCAACACAAGAACTCCCACGCTAGGAATTCCACGCGCTGCGCGAGGCGTAGCAGGTAGGAAGTAAATGGTGCCACGGCCCTTAAAGCTGAGTTCACTATTTGATTCTGTCGTGAATTCAATAGCCGCATCATCGATACTTGCGGCTTGTGCGCGTATCCTCTTACCTAATGCACCTGAGTCAGTTGCTGTCTTTGAGAAGACAACTGCACTAAATCCTGGTTCCGTCAATGCACGACAGAGCAGATAGCTACAAACAGTCTCTGAAGCACCCACCTGGCGAGACTTCAAAATAATTGTGTATTGGTTCTCGCAAATAGATTTAATTAAATCCTTCTGTACTTGAAACGGTTCAAAAGGTTTAACGGTCCCAGATGTTCTGATCCATGTCAGAGGTGCAAACTCATCCCAGCGTTCTGCTGTAGGGAACTTAGCCTCGAACCCTACCCCTGTTGCTACTCGACGCTTCTCTTCAAGAGCTTTCTCACGCTGCTCCTGTAATTTCTCTAATCTCTCCAACCGGGTTAAGTGCTTGGCGTTGGGCATAAGCCTCTAAGTGCTCAATACGGCGCTCAATAGTTCGTGCCTCAAACTGTTTGTGGGCGCTGTCTATCAAGATTTTGATCGCCTGAACTTTAACGCTTACTCCAATATCAGGATCTTCAGTATCGATAATCTCTCTTAACTTTTGAATTGCTTCAGGTAATGCCTGCGAAGTTACACCAAAAGATCGGTGGAAGATCTCTTGTTGATAATCCCAGATGGCGTTATTGAACTCCTCAGTCTGTTTCCACGCACGAATACCCTCTGTCGAGCACTTTGCCCGCTTAGCAGCATCGCGCCAAGTAAACCCAGCAGCAAGAGCCTGTGCGGCAAGGACTTGCCTCTCATTAAGAGTCGAAGGACGATCCATAGGAACTAACCAAATTTTTAGCTGCCTCTGTAGCTGCCCATCGCATCGCTGCAGGTTGCATTAACAAGGCAAGACGTGCCAACTCCTTACTAATAGAAAGGAGTGAATCACGGTCTAGCTTATCAAGCTCCTTTACCAACCTTGCATGGCGCAGTTGATCATTAACGCTTGGCTCGATCTTACTCATCGTTGTCATCCTCGAAGTCATCACTCATACCGTCATGTTGTTCAGCTAGGGCACTTCCGATCTTGGACATCAAGACTTTGGCGAGTGGAAGGACAGAATCCTTGTCGCCAGATTTGATAGTTCTCTTGATAGATCGGAATAGTGCTTTGTTCTCCGTTCTTGTATGTCGTGACTCTTCTAGACAAATACCGATGATCTCCTCCATGGTGTTGTACTCCGCCTTAGTGGCGACTTTGCGGGTATAGGCGTAGGTAAGGACGCTTGCCAAGCCCCACTCGTTATAACTGCGAATCAATTCCCCTTCGTCGCTGATTTCCTCGAACTGTTCCGCCAAAGGATGGCGATAGTCAGAAGGAATAAGACTCATCGGAACCGCACAGTCGGTTACATACTCCATAGACCAAGGGGTACTTGTTCTATCTAAGCGTGTTATGCAGCAGCGCGTTCTAGGTTGACCTGATGGTGACGAAAAACACGAAACGGCTGCTCATTTTCAATGAAATTTTGATTGGCATATCGGACATCCTCGTCGCTGATTGAGCGTATTTCATACAGCATTCCAAAGGGCTCAATAATCTTGAACATCACTGCAGCTTCGGGCATTTATCATTTGTGGCGACTCTCAATTTAACGGATAAATAGAGTCCATGTATTAAGCAAACCTAGTGATGGCAATGCTTTAGACCACCTGTTGAAGATATGTGTGTCAAGCATTAGGTGAAGGAAAGTAACAGCTATTGCTGTAATTAAAAACACATTAAAGATCCGCAAATGACTGAGCCATCTACAAAAGACGATTTAGTTGAGCATAAATACAGGTGAAGGCATTTCAAGACATAAAAAAGGGGATAGGTGAACCCTAACCCCAAGTACAGCAGGTAGAACCTGTCCCTTCCGATCAAAACTTAGCTCATGAAGACATCAATATTCTCTAGTGCGTCGAAACAAAGCCCCCATTCTTCTGAGAGGGCTTTTGCTTCGTCACTTCGTGATGCCTCTAGTAGAGCAAGAACTCTTTCGCAGAGCCACGCTTCGTTTAGATCATCAACAGCGAAGATTTGCATTTGTATTCACTCATTACCCTTGCTCTTCAATGTATCGGTCTTAACAGATGCCTCATATTCGGCTGCCCGTACATCAGCGCGTACTGAAGCAGAAACAGCAGAATCAGCAACATTGATTGCTGTGTCGAGGATTGAACTGGCGTGTGGCTTGAGAGCTTCAAAGAAAAAGCTCATGAAGATGAAAGTGTTCTTGTTCATTGGTCTTCCATGTCGAGAATGTGTTCAATGGCTCTCATGTAGCCATCCCAGTAGATCTCAGCGTTGTAACGATCTTTTTGGGAAAGAGCGGAGAAACGTGTGTTCTGTAAAGACGTGCGTGCCCAGTTTTGGAGTGAGAGGATACTGTGCTTTGGAACGTCCAAGAGTTCAGGGGGTTCAGGAGAAAGCGTTGTTGAAGATTGTGTTTTGCTGAGGCTTCTTGAGAAGGGTGATGCCGTAGCAGAGAAATGCTTCTCAAGAGTTGATCTTTGTTGCGGGGTCATCATGCACTGAGCGATTGATTTTCTATGAAACGTAAATAGGCTCCTCTTCTGGCCTTGAAAGTTCTTGACGGACGCTCTCTATAACGTCGGATGTAGTGCTTTTTATCGTCAGGGAGGATGACGTATTCCCCACCTTTGGGACCGATGTGAATTACGGTCCCTTCTGGCAAATGTTGAACATCTCTAGTCATACGAGTGCCAACAGTGTTTCTCTTGCTTTAGTGATGCGCTTCGCACCATGACCACCCCAAAGTGATTCGAGGCGTGCTCGTGCTCGGTCGGTGTCACTCTTCAGTCGTCCTGCATCGTGTGTTTCGTACTGAGTGATGGCTTGGAACAATCCCCAGGCAGTACCTGTTTCAACTCCAAAGCCTGTCTCACCGCTGTAATGCGAGTGGATAACATCGACGTGGGGAAGGTCAGACAGCAAACGCGTGCGCTTCTGGTCTGTGACCTTATCCGTAATAGGACGAGCGAGATCATCGGAATACGTGCTCTCCAGTACGCGTTTGATTTGCTCAGATGAAAGCTTCGTAGTCGTCAGAGGACGCAACCTGCTTAGATCTGTCTCGAACTTCTGCTGTTCCACGTTGATCAGCTGAGGCAATGCTTTGGCAAATGACTCAACGCTGCGAGTGTGTCGCATAACAAGAGCAGCACCTTCTGATTTGGCACGGCTGGCTCCTTTGCTGCAGAGGTAGTTGATCTGGTTGGCGCACATCAAACGAACGTCTGAGAAGAAGACACCAAAGGAGCTCGAGCCATCGAATGAGTTGAAGGCATGGAGGTAACGACGAACCTTGTCACCACTGGTGACTTCGCCTTCGATGTCGCATCGTGCAGAGACGAACACCTTGCGACCGTCCCTAATAGAAAGGATGTTGTCGATCTCGACGTTCTCTCTCAGATAGTCAAAGAGAACAATCAGAGAGTCGTTCTGTACTGGCGTGTAATTCCTACCCATGATTCCCAGGCAACTGCCTGTGTCCTCTCGGACAATCGCGCAGTGCTCTTGCGAAACCACATTGATGCCGTCGTGGGGATAGGTGACAATCCGCTTCTCAACCTTGAAGTCTGCGTTTGCTACGCGGAAGGATTCAGCGGGTGAAAGGTTGTCTGTGATCAAGGTTCCACCAGCCTGGGAAACAAGCGGATTGACCTGATAACCATTTTCTTTGTACTTGCCGTAAACAGCAGCCTCCTCGCCTCGGGCGTATTGAGTGCTGACTGTGTTTGGTGCTTTTAAAGCTTGCATGATGAGTGAATTGGGGTGAGATAGAGAGCCTGAGCGGCATCCTGTTTAGGATAGTTGGGCTGTGTTGTCCTGTCTAGTACGAAATGCAACAATCCGATGAGCCTCTAAAATGAGTCTTCACCGAACGTCGCTCTACGAAGCGTTCGGACGGTGAGATAGAACCCCGACCTCGGTGTGAGAACCGGGGTTTTTTGTTGGTTACTTGAATCCCTTTCCGATAGGAATGGAAGTTGCAATAGTGCGCTTTCCTTGAAGTCGTTGACGCTCACGCTTGCGTCTCCACTCGCGAGCTGTGTTGGCGTTTTTGCCGATAAAGGCACTACCTCCCATGGCTAGTAAAAGCTCATTGGTAACAGCTCCAGCAGCGTTGTTGACTTTCATTTGAATCCTTTGGTGGGTTTGTTCAGTTTCGGGTTTTGTGCTTTTGAAGCACGCGCATGTTGACGGAGCATCTCTCGTCTTTCGAGGCGACTGTTGCTGCTCTTGCCAGAAACGGTGACTCCTGATGCTCTTAATAAAGAGACATCCGTTTTGTTATTTGAAAGAATCGACTGTGACATCAGTCAGCCTCCGTGTGATCGAATTGGATGGCGACCAGGGGCGCGTCCTTCTTGAAGAACTTGCCTTCGACCTGATCAGTTGCAAGACGGAGTGCCTGGATGACTTTCTCCGCTTCGCCTTCTGTAAAGGCGTATTGACTGGCAGAAAGATTGCCAATAATTTTGATGGCTTTGATCGCTTTATCAAGCCTGGGAATGAGCAAACGTTTGAAATCAGCTCTTTTGTCCTGAGTGGTTTTCATTGTGCATCCACCACATTGAAGTAACCCCACATGATGTGGTGCTGGCGAGTAAAAAATCGATCAGAACATTCACCATCAGCACAGTGGAAAGGCGTCTTACCTAGGCAGTCATCATCAAGTAGCTCCATCAAATAATTGAATTGTTTAACAGTGATATTTGGCTTGTTCATTCGGATTCCTCCTCATCATTAGTTTCGAAATAAACAATCCCTTGAAGAATTGATTTAATCCCTTCGTCTGTACTCAACAGACGCTTACGCAATTCATGAGAGTCAGGAAATTGAACAGCCCAGGCATTGAAAGCAGCATCAAAATCTTCTATATCAGATTGAAAGTGGTTAGCAACACGCACATCAAAGTGGTGGGTGTACTTCATTAGTCTTCCTCCAGTTCGGTGATGTCAATGTTTAACTTGCTCAGCTCGATTTGTTCTGGCTGTAATTCAGAAATGTAAGGTCCATCGTCCTCCCACTTTTGAAACGCATTTTCGGAATCAAAAGTGAGAAAGTACGTTCTGTATTCTTCGTATTTGACGTTGTAAGTCATTCAGAATCCTCCTCTTGTTCGATGACCCAGGTGTCGAAGTCTGGTGGTGAGCTGTAGTCGTCGCCGTAGTTCTGCGGAGTTGGATCGAAGTCTGCGAGATACTCCTGATATGCGGCTTTGAGTTGTGTGTCAGTCATGCCTCGAAGCTCCCTTTGAAGTTAGGAACAAGACCAAAGCGTTCTTTAGCTTTGTCTTTGTTTTTCTGTTTACGTATCCGATGAGCCAGAGTTGCAACATGCTCCATGACTTTTAGAGTTTCCTCTGTCGAAGCATTTGCTGGCATTCCTTCTTGAACAATTCTTAGGAGTGGAAAGAATTGATCTGCGGCTGTTTTCATTTCGTCAGGTGTAAGTGGGTCAGTGTCTTTCATTGATTTGTACAGGGTGGAGCTTTTCTGTAATTGAGCCAAAATGACTTCTCGAGCGCAGTTAGCTTTGGTTTCGCAAGATGCCTACACTTGTAGGCTCGTTCTTTGGCTGCAGCGATGTAATCGCCAGGTCTCAGGTTGCCCTGGTTAAGAGATACTGCCATCACTTAGCCATGGGCCAAACTTGTACATCTTCTGGGATAGCTTTTAAAACCACTGATTCCAGAAATGGTGGATCATCAGTGACGTAAAGGTTCCCGTGGTGATCGCGGCAAACGTATTGAGTACGTTTCGCCACATTCGCAAGCCATGAAGCGCGGTGAAAGAAATCATCTAGAGACATGGTTTGTAGTCATAGGAATGGATGCATGAGTGCTGAATAGATCGTCAGGTGTTGGATTAGGTGTGAGAAAAAGAGTTACACAACACAGAATCAATGTGGACAGACCGAAGATCTTCTCTTGACGTTTAGTCATTCCTCAACCTCACTTTGTGAGATAGGCTTCACAGTCAAGTAGACAGACTCAGAGAATGTGGCTACACCTTTCTCTTGTTCCTGTCGTTGTAAGTGAGAGATACGATTTGACTCACGGCGGAGTTCATCGCTGTATTTCCACACTTTGCGACGACAGACAACAACCTGCTCTGCATCAGTAGCAGCGGCTTGTATGTCGTTCTTGTCCATGAATTGGAGCAATTGTGCTTGACGACCTTTAACCTCTGCCTCAATGTCTTTCAGAAGCTTTTTACGATCTAGATAAATCGCTACTTCGCGTTCATACTGTTCTTCAGTCCAAGATTCTGCCACGGGTTTTGCTGCTTTGGTGGTGAACTTAACGCGTTTTTTAGTCGCTGTTTGTGGTCTTGTGCGTGATGAGATAGTCATGGTGAGATAGAAGATTTAAGAGCGGATAGACATGAGTTCAGCTAGTTCGCCATCGTCAATGTCGTCATCATCGATGTATTCAACATCGCGGGAGAGCATTGTTGTGATGGCATCATTAGCGATGTACTCAAACAAGTTGTCAATAAAGTCTTGTGCAGGATTGTTAAACATTGGTCATTGCCTCGGATGCGTTGTTAATCCATGCCTCACAGAAATCGATACCGTCATCGATCTTTGCTATTACTTCAGCACGCTCAAATAAAGCTTGATTGAAGTCATCGGGATCGTTGCATTGAAAATCACGACCATGACATGTTGCTTTTGAGAGAAAGTGCTTTGCTGTTTTAAGCATGTGAAGAACATCGTTGTATTCACTAGCTAGTGATTGAGCACTAGTGCCATTAAGATTGATCTTTGGAAGTGTTGTACTAATCATTGTGAAACTCAGGTAGTTGATACAAGTAATCGAAATGCGGATCATTCTTGTGCATAATCCAACAGGAGTATTCTCCTGTTTTAGATACTGCAAACACATGTGTGTCATTGATCTGCTCTACTTCCATGCGTGAATCTCCTTGCATAGAGTTAGCGAGTCGATTCTTTGCTTTGGAAGATTTAGGATTGACAAAAATCATGAGTGAGGTCTCCCGTAGATTTCACAATTGCGATCACGAAGTGAATCACAACATGGCTCTGCATAGAAAGTACGAACTGGAGCATCGACTTTCTTCTTTATCTGAACTTTCTTCCAAGAATGTGGATCCTTGGAAAGATTTTCATAGCGACGATATGTAGTAGCCAAACGTTTGGCTTCTTTGAAATCAAAGGCTTCTGCAACGACAGAACCTGTGCGAGTGTCGATAATGTTGAACATGGTGAGATAGAAGAATGGATAAGCTGATGGCTAGTCCTAGACCTTTCTAGGACAACAAAGGTCATACGGCAACCTTTGTTGAGCTATAACCCGTGAATTGTTTTGCCTTGCGACGTGCTGCAATCGCTTTGCTCCACTCTGAACCCTTGGGTTGAGTGCCATGAACTAGCAAAGCAAAGGGTTTGTTTACAAAACAATGTGAATCATCATGGTCTACTTCTAGACCTGCGTTGTTAGCTTCTGCATCATTCTTGAAGACCTTTGCATATCGTGGGAAGAAACCCTCATCAATTAGATGATCGAACTTGCCACCATACGAAGCAGTCATGTAGAAGTTAGAAGGTAAATCTAGGTTGATAAAGATATCTAGAGACTTGCTGTAGCAGTAGAACTTAAGATCTGGATTGAGCTTTGCTACTTCTATCCATGCTTCAAGATAAGCACGAGAGAAGAAATCACCAGACTCATGAATACGTACTAGTTCTGTTTTCTTCTTTCTATGGTGTTGAATACTGCTATTGATAAGATCAACCATTGAACCCTCAATAAGTGATCGCATCAAAAGCTCCATGTTATGTGCTCTTGAGTGAAATACTGCATCATATTGAACCTCAGATGATGCAGCAAAACATCTGAATTGTGTGTCTTTACCATCTTGAATCTTTCGCTTGCCGTCATCTTGTAGCACTGCGAAAGACTTACAGAATAAAGCTCCTGGGCATGTTTTACCTGCTGGAAGACTAAAGATCAATCTATGCTTTAGTTTTGCGTTGCCGTGAGAAAATTTAAGAAAAGACATTTGAATCGCTGAATGCACAGCTTGAGGGTGAGATAGAAGAAAAGATTAGAGATTAGATGTTGGAATAATCCGATACTCTTTGTTATCAACCCAGAAGGGTTTCATTTGAATAGCAAACAATTCAGCTTTTTCTAGAGTTTCAAAGAACTCTGAATTAGCCCATTGTTTTTCGCCTTGAAAACCATATGCTCTTTGAAGAACATAATTAGCGGTGAAAACACCAGTTGATGAGATCGACATAATTGATCAGAAGGTGAG